ATCAGTTCCAGCAGCTATACTTCCTAATCTGATAACAACAGTCTCAGGAGCAATTAATTTAGCATTGTCGTCAAACTGCACAGTAGCACCAGAGGCTACTTTTACTGTCCCATCCAAACTGGCATTAGAGTCAAACTGAACAGTCGCACCGGAAGCGATTTTCATAGTTCCAGTAACAGACGCATTGGAGTCATAATTCACGGTTGTGCCAGAGGCAATCTGTAAAGTTCCTGTGATAGAGGCATTGGTATCGAAGTCAACTGTTGCCCCAGAGAGAGCCTTCCAAGTGCCACTGTATTTCTCAGTTCCAGAATGAGTATTTGTTCCTGAGAATGTGTTATTTCCCGACATAGTCCAACTGCCAGTTATAGTCTCATTCTCATCCCTTATCGCACAGGCCTCCTCTATAGCAGCTATGTACTTTTCCTCTATAAAATGTATCCCTTTCCACTTTTCCTTAGCATTATCTATCAACCCTGCAACAGAGGGAAAGATAAAGTTCAAGGATAAAGAGAAAGCTAGGATACATATCAAAATCCACATTTTTCTACTCATTTAAAATCCTCCGTTAGATAATAGGAAGCAGGTAGGAGTCCTCACTACTTGCTCCCGAATTGTTAAATCGCACATTTTTCCCATCACTTATCAGAAGTCCTGCAGATGAAGCAGCGATTAAATCCTGCCAGTTGTTTCCACCATCATAGGAGTACTCTACTTTAGTATTTGCTGCGGTGCGAGCGTAATAAACTCCTTTAGAGATGCTCTGGGTAGAGCTTGCTCCCACGCTCACCGTCTGCTCAGAGCCAAACCTTTTATCCAGATGCAGGAAAAGAAGTCCTTCTCTAGGAAGAGGGTCAGTTCCAGATGTGTGCTGATGAGCGTGTTTTTCTAAAGGATGCTTATCCATTATCTTTTTCTTCCATTTCTTTTTCCTTTCTCTCTTTCTCCAGCTTGGGGTCAGGAAATTTTTCCCCTTTTTTAGCTGCCTCTACCTGCTTGTGAGTAGGATTAGCTCCGTGTTTACCCAAACAGTGCCCTTTTAGCTTTCCTATATCAGGAAAAGCCTCAGAGCAAAAGGGGCATGGAAATTCAAATCCCTCAACTGGCATTCCCTCATGAGCCAGAACTTTTGGGGAAGTGGTCTCATCGTAGTATTTTCCAAATCCTGGTTTCTCTCTCAATCTCCTGGCAATCTCTTTATCATCAGTCTCAAAAACTCCCCTAGTAAAATCAGCCCACACAGGAGAGCCTCCAGTTTCTGCAGAACTTTTCACTAATACTCTATACCTAGGAACCAGAAGCCTGTTTCCTACTCTCTCTTCTCTAAGTGCAAATTTATATTTTCCCATTACATCTCCTTTTTATGATTTTTGAGGGGGCTCGAAATCCAGAGCCCCCAATATTTATCAAGCTATTCCAGTTATACCCTCTATAATCCTGTGGCATTCCTTCAGACCTATTTTAAGACCTGCCCAGGTTCTATACTGGTCAATCCTTTCCTCAGTTTGAGAGCGGTTCTGCACCGCGGTCTGCAACTCAGTATCTCTCATTACCTTGTATTTAACCTTATCAGGATCAATTAGAAATCCCATCCCCTTCAAATCGTTCCTGAGAAGTGGATGATGAATTATA